TATAAAGGTAAGTAATGCAGCAAAACAAGCCAGGCTAAAATCAACCGTAATAAATATAGTTAGCCAAAAGCTCCAACACTTCCAACAGCCTAAAGCTGCGTGCATAAATGCTGTTAAACTATCTACAGGTAACTTAGTGAATAGTCCGTCTATTGCTAGTTGTAATGGCTCAAAGTTTACTAACCACCATGCCATCGATATAATTAATATTAATTCCATTCGGTAAATATATAATTAATTTTAATATAAACGCTTTAAAATAAAAAACCCCTAATTAAAGGGGCTCGTTATATTCAATCGGTAAATGTACTTATCTAACTTTTTTGCTGTTTCTAAACTTACATCTTTACCCAATAGAAACCTGTCTATATTGTATTGGTGGAATTTCTCACCTCTACCCTGTATCTCTTTGACTATTTGGTTTCGTGTTTTAGTCTTTAATGCTTCTCGTAAATAAGCTCGTAGGCTGTAGTCATCTATGTACATTAGAAGGGCAGGTCATCAGCATCAAGCTGCGTTACTCTAATTTGTGGCTCATCTGCTTTAACATACGGCTCACTAAAAGAAGCACTGAAATACTTTGTTCCCTTTGAAGATTCTTTAAGCCATAACGCTATCTCCATATCTTTACCGTTTACATTTACTTTTCCTTTGTAGTCGGGGTGGTTTTCGGACTTCTTGTTATCATTTTTAAAGATAGTACCGCTGTTGATTTTTGTTTCCATTTTAATCGTTTTTAAGTGTTAGTAAATAAGCTATTGAACAAACCCAACCCCAAACTATTGCAGGTGTGAGCAGTATTGTTAGTAAAATTATCATATTGTTTCTATTAATTGGTTATAGTATTCTCTACATAATTCTATTCGTGTTTTTATCTCTTCGATTACAGCATCATCTCTTTCAATAACAAAAGTCTTAATTCGTTTTTCTTTTGGTATATGGTCAAAGTTATGCTTTGCTTCTACAAAATCACGAATTTCTTGGTTCTCATCTATTGCTTGCTGCTTCCAATGTTCACGCCTTACCTCATCTTCTACTATTTCAAATGGTGTGTTAATCAGGCAGTAACAAAGTAACGCTTGAGTTTTATTTGTCAACCAAAGATAACCTTGAAGCTGAAAATAGTAATCCTTATTCGGTATCTCATCCTCAAAGAAGGGAAAAGTAGTAGCATCCCAACTTGATTTCACATCTAAAAGTATTTCTGTGTTAACATCGGGTGTTCCTTTTATCCAATCGTTGCTAAAGCTCTCTTCGTTTTTATATATAAAACCAACTTCTAAAGTGTCCATTGCTAAATTAATGGCTTCATCTTCTACCTGATTACCCTTGTCAGTGTACCTACTCCAAAACTCTTTGTAAATTCCGTACTTTTCCTGTAGCACAAGCTCTTGAATATAAGTTTTAGTGGTTTGAGATAACACCTCGCTTTTTAAACGAGGCTTTGTCATTATCTTACCTAATTGGCTGCATCTTACTTTCATTTTGCAATAGCTTTAAGTTGGTCAGCAGTTAAAGTGAAATCACTTGTTAACTTTTCTACTGAGTATTCACCGTTTAAAATAGCTTGTAATGCAGAATTAAATCTTTTAGCGTCTATCGCAGGCTTCTTTGGTTCGTGTTTTACTTGTTCTCCTGAAGCATCGGTATCCTTATCAGTTACAAGCCCACAAATCGAAGATAAAGCGTATCTACGAAGGTATGTAATAGCAGAACCCAAAACTTGGAAGTCGTTCATTCCTTTCAATTGTACATTTTGAGGTATTGCAGTTTTGCTTTCAATACTTTCACCGCTTTCACAATGGAATAAAATAGTAATTAATTCAGTTCCATTGATTAACTGAGTAAATCCTAATCCGTTTTTCTTTAGTAATGGATTAATTGTTTCAAAGATTTTAGGTAAATCTGCATAAGTGTACCCGTAACCTTGTGTTGCTTTGTGAATTACAGGCACTTCCTGTTGAAATTCAGCTAAACTTTTAAATAAATTTTTCATAGCGTGTTTTTTAAATTGTTAATTATCGTCAAATATAAACATATTATTTTAATTGGCAATACTTTTTATCTTTTTTTTATAAATTTCTATTATTTCTTTTAATTCTTCTTTTGTCCACTTCTTTATATCGTGTGCTTTACCTTGCAGCTGCATTAATTTTTCGCCTCCTATTCGTTTTTCTATGCCTATTTGATAGTTTAAAAGATTTCCGCTTAAAAAAGTATTGCAATGTTCACATTGAAGGTGACAATTGTCCTCATCAAATCTAACTGCTGAATGTCCTCCCTGTGAAAAATAATGCCCGCAATTTTTTTTCTTAGGTGGTAAATCACAACTTATGCAATTTAAACCCTCATCACGCATCCGAATAAACTTATTGAATACTTGTTGGGTTAACTTTAAATAGTCGCTTAAAGTGGTTAAATCAGCTTTCATTTGGCTTTTCTTCTTTGTCCATTGTTTAGCGTTTTCGGCTTTTACCCAAACTTTAATACATTCGTCTTTTAGACAATACTTCTGAAGAAACTTAACAGGCTCAAATTGATCCTTACAATTTTTACATCTCATACATCTTCAAATTTAATTCTGCTTGTTTTACTTCGTATTTTAACTCCAGGTTTAATCTTTCTAATCTGTAAGAGGTTTCAACCTGCATTCTCAATTGCTTTTCCATCTCGTGAATAAAAGCATATACATCTTCAAGTTCTGTTTGGCTTTCCTGCATAGAATTAATTAAGTCTAATCTATTAGGGTGCTTCTTAATTATTTCGTCTTTTGATATTTCAATCTTAATAATATTCTTTTTAAGAATTGCTTTCTGTTTTAATAGTTCTAAGTTCATATTTTTATTTTAAAATTCAACATTACAATTTTTCCCGCAGTCTGATTCTAAATCAAACAAATCATTTTCGTAAATATACTCATCTGTTGCTTTTGCAAAAGGTTTTTTAGAGTCTTTAATTAATTGTTTGACTGATTCATTTAATCTTCCAAAATAAGCTCCTCCATTTAGAACCATAGAATTATATTGTTCTTTTCCTTCTATTTCAGTAAGTGAATATTTATTTTCCATTTCATTCCACCAAATTGCATTTTGGGGATTTTCATTTGCTATTGTCATTCGTTTGCGTTTAGACTTTTCAAAACAAAAATCACAATTACCTTCATAACCTTTTATATTTAATTTAATAGTTTTGTCTTTCCAAAATTTATTTCTTTCTCGTTTGTCAACCTTGTTTTCAAATGGAGGATAAAATATATTATTTTCTTTATACTTATCTGAAATCCTATCAATTTCATCTGTACGAATTCCTAAAGCTAAAGACCAATTGTTAACACCAAAAATATAATTTGCATATTTTTTTAATGGTTCTAACTTTAATTCTCTATTGCACCATTTATTAACTCTACTCGGAATTCCATATTTTTTAATTCCTTCTTCAAACATTAAACCCTTAGTGTCTAATTCTTCAAATGTTGTTACTTTATAATCAGTTCCTTTGTTCTTAATTGGATTAATAATAGCTTCTAACCATACTAAATTTAATTTATAATGCTTATCGCATTCATTCATAAATTGCAAACTTCTAATGTCTTCTTTACCTGTATTTAAAAAAACATTAATTACTTTACTTTTTGGATACCACTCATTAAATTTAATAGCCATCATTACAGAAGTTAATCCCGCACTTGTAGCACAAATAACATTATCACTTGTTTTCATAATTTAAAATGGTAAGTCGTTTAATTTCTTTTCAATCATTGTTAACTTTTGTTTTGGTCTATGTTTTTTTAGTGGGTCAATTCCTGCTATAGTAAAACCTAAACCTCTATTGAATTCACAAAGCACAGGTATTTCTAATTCAGTGTGTTTACCTCCAGTGTCTAAGTCTTTAATTTTTTCTACGCTTATCATAGTTAAAAACTTCATGTCCTTGTGTTTGATTAGTCTATGAATCACAAACATATCATCACATCTATTCAAAAATGCTTTACCCCCTTCTATGTGGTCTTTTAATGGTGGCTTAAGATGTCCCTTCCAATGGTGCTGCTCAGGGTAAAGATTTCCACTTCTACCGCTTTCACTATTTGGGTGCGTGTTTATATAAATTGTTTTGCCTGTATTGTTTACAAATTGTCTAGCCATATTTAAGAACCTGTAATTACCTTCATAAGTCATATCCCTATCAAGTCCTGTAAATGGGTCAATTAAACAAGCATCCGCATCTGAGTTGCCAAATATAGCTAAAAGTTCTTCAGGTTTATATAGTTTTGAATTGTCTACAAAGTCAAAGTACTGTTCTAGATAAGTTGAATATTTATGTATTTCATTTTCGGTAAGCTCTTTAAATGGTTTGCCTGAATACATTTGTATCATGTCTCGCATTAATTGTCCGCTTTGATTTTCACCGCTCCAAATTATAAACTTCAAATCTTGTTTAATCGCAAGGGCTAAAAAGTACCAGGTTATCCAATAAGTTTTCCCGACATTGTCGTGGCCTAAAATAATATTTAGTTGTTTAGGTTTAAATCTTAAATTATCATCTAGGGGACAATCAAGTCCTAAACCTTGCTTTATTTTGCCGTTGCGATAATCTAGCAAGTAATTAATTGAGCTTCCTTTCTGCTGTATCATTTTGAATATTTTGCTGCGTGTGCCATCACATGGTTGTATAAAATATCATCACTTGAAGCTTCAGGTTGTTTAGGTTCATTTCTCTTTAACCAATTTTTAGTTGTCAAATATAAAGATGTATATTTTTTATTCATAGCATTATTTTCAATTTGGTCTAATATATCATCAATATCATTTTTAGTATAAACTTCAACTAACTTTTCAAAATCAGTTTGTGATAAACTTAAATGGTCAAAGCTTCTATATATATGTATATCTTTTACTTTAACATTA